ACAAGAATGGTCCCTGCGGGCTAAAAAGGAAAAAGAATGAAATCATTCAAAGGCGGCAAGAAGCCAGCAAACCAAGGTTCTGCTGGAAAAGCATACGAACAACCAGTTAAAAAATCTGGTGTTCCAACTGCATCAAAACCAGGTATGTCAAAGATTATGTTCTCTGCACAACCATCTGGTACACGTGGTGGTAAAGCACCAAAACGCGCTGGTAAGTAAATAATTAATTTAAGGACGTATAATAATGGCTAGAGGTGGAATGAGACCAACTGCACCGCAAAACAATCCTATGAATGTTAACGGTCGTGGTGGTAATGGTCAAAGTGGTACCCAAGCAGCCAAATACGTTTCAGGTCTCCCTTATGGAGAGGGGCAAGCACTTATGGCAACACAAGAAGCAGCCCCTTTGGCTGCGGCTCCGAGTATTGAACAATCAAGTATGCCTTCGGGCCTCGCATCAGCCGCAGCCTCACAACCAGTTATTGGTTTAAATGAACCTTCTGCACGCCCCGATGAACCAGTTACTGCTGGTGCAGGGATGGGTGCAGGTCCAGGAATGGAAGCACTTGGTCCAAGTCCTGACCAAACTTTCAATAAACAATTACAAGCAGACAATCAACGTCTCGTACAATACTTACCTTCCCTTGAGCAAATGGCTAATGACCCATCTGCCTCTAACACTTTCCGTAATTTTATTCAGTATTTGAAGAGTATCGCATAAATGAGCCAGTTTTCTGAACGCTTTGATACAGCAATTCAGGTTTTAGGTTTTCCGTTAGGTTCTGTTGCTTTTGATTTAGCCAGAACACCTAATATGACCGATGACCAATTTAATGACTTATTAGAAACTTTAACTAAACCAGAAGGAGCATAACTTTTCGTGGGTGCTCTAACTGACTTTTTAACTTCTAATCGTATCGGTGCAGCAATTGGCAACACTTTAACTAAAAAAGTTGTTCCAGTAGTTGCTGATGTTTTTAACTCACCTCTTGGCTCTATCATTAAAGGTGCAGATAAAGCATTTGAAACTGTTGTTCGTGACCCTGTTGGCACAGTTAACCTTGCCGCAGCATATACCCAACGTAAAGAACCAGAGAAAGTTAAACAAGCCTACAAGGCTACTGACCGTATTTCTTATGGTGAAGCAACAGCATATAACCTTGCACAAACTTTTAAAGGTTTTAACTCTTTAACTAATAAAGCAATTGAAACTGTTGGTGGTCAACAAGCCCTTGATAAGGCTTACGAATTAATGCCTTTACTTAATCCAGACTATGATGTTATGGATGAAAAGCAACGCCAAGCAGCACAAGATAGTCCTTATTATCAACTTGCTACTGGTTTAACAGATGTTGGTTTAGAGTTTTTAACAAGTGCTGGCACAGGTCTTGTTTTTAAAGGTTTACGTAAAGCAGCAGGTTTAACACGTGCTCCTCTTACCGCTGAAACTATTGCAACTTTAGAAACTGATGCTTTTAAAGGTGTTGACGATATAGCAACACAATTAAACAATGGTGCAAACATTGATGAAATTGTTCCATCTAACGGTATCAGTGTTCATATTCTTGATATGTACAAAAAGAATGACCCATTAGAATTATTATCTAACCCTGTTGTTGCACGTTCAAGTAATCCTCGTCTTCTTTCACAACTTGGTGCCGCAACTAAAAGTATTGAGGAAGCAAGAGATGTTATCCTTGCTGACCTTGGTTCTGTTGCTGCTGCTAATAGACTTAGAGCAACTGCTCCTTCTTTTGAAGATGCACTTAATCTTTCTAAACAACGTGTTAACTTACAAAAAGAATTAACACCTGAAGAACCTTTAGTTCCAGATAACATTGTTGATGCTGCAGAAGGCGACCAATTAAGAAACGTTCTTGATGACATCATTGCACGTAATGGTAATCTTACTAACGAATGGCAAGACTGGTACAGTAAAGTTTCTATTGGTGCAGGTAACGTTTCTTGGGCACCTTCAAAGTTTAGTTTTGTTGAACAATTAAATAAGGCTAAAACAAGTCTTAAAACTGAACGTCTTCTTGGTAAGGGTTCTAAGCAAATAAGTGAAACTCTTATTGGTGGTGGAGAGTTTAGACCTTTCCGTGTTTTAACTTTAACAACTACACGTCTTCGTCCACGTGGTTATGTTGAACTTACAGGTTTACGTCCTATGGACAGCATTGATGAAATATCTGCAACATTACAAATGTCTCCTATTTTGCGTCAAGCAAAGTATGCTGATTTTCGTGCTAATGCTATTAGAACTTGGTTGGCTGCCCCAGCAGATGAAGCAAGTAGAGCAGTTGTTTTGAAACAAATTGAACGTGATGCTGTTAAAACTATTGCTAATGACATTGCTGAGTCTATTGGTTTAAAAGTAGACGATATTGATATTGATGCTCCTATGCAAAACGTTGTTAATAAACGTGATGGCATTAGAGAAAAGATTCAAAACACACAAAACGGTATTGTCACTAAAGAAACCGATGGTGCCGAGGTAACTGCTGTTGATGAGAACATTAAAGTTAAACTTGCTTCTAATATTCCTATGCTTGATATGCGTGTTATGGAAGATGTTTTAAATGCTCATATTAGAAACAGTAGAAATTTATCTTTAAGAGGTATTAAGGCTAATTTAAGTAAACTTTCTATTAGTGCTGATGCTTTTGAACGTGCGTTTTCTGCAGCGGTTCTTATCCGTCCTGGTTATATTCCTAAGAACTCTATGTTTGAACCTTTTGTTCGTATCCTTGGTCGTATGCACGATGCTACTTTGCCACAGATTTATGGTAAAGAAAAGTTTAATGCAAGAGTAATTGATTCTGATGCTTCTGGTGTTACAAGTAAAAGTCCTTTTGATTTAGTATTAGAACAAAACCCTAACTTTAGAAAAGGGTATTTTAATAAAACAAAACCTAACAATATAGCCCTTGTTAGAACTGACTTCCTTGATAAATTTAAAGAATACGATAGAACTTTACCACAATATGGACAATCTGGAAGTAAAGAAAGAATTGATAGTATTGTTAAAGACCTTAAAGAAGGCAAAGGTTTTACTGACCCAGTATTTTTAGAATATACTGTTGATGATGCTGGCAATCTAAGATTATTATTAGGTGAAGGTAATCATCGTCTTGCTGCTGCCAAAGAAGCAGGTATTGAATATATTCCTGTTCAACTTGTTCGCACAGATGATGTAAAAAGAGTAAAAACTGTTGTAGGTACATCTCCAATACAAAGAGATAGAAGTGGTTATCTTCTTGGTGGGGTAGACCCAGAACAATTACTTCCTGAAAATGTTGTTCTTAAAGGACAAGAAGTTAAAAACCCAGTTTATTCTTACAAACAACTTGATGTTATGGGTGAAGATGTAATCGGTGGTGGCGCACTACGCCAAGAAATAGACCCATCATTAACCCTAGCAAACGTAACACAACCAGGTGTGTTTGAAAGAACATCACGTAAATCTTTCACAACAACACCAGTAAACCCAAACTTAACAACCATTAACCCTAAACTTATTAAAAAGTATTGGGGCGAATACTCACAACAAATACAGGTTATGAAAAATGACCCTATTGTTGGACGCATTATGTCAGGAATGTCAGACAATGACATTATTAAATATATGATGCGTGACTTACAACAACGTGGAAACTTCAGTGACTTCTACCGTCTTGCTGCAGAAAGAGCAATAGCAAGAAAAGACAGAACACCAGACCTTTCAACTAATGGTGCAATTGAAATATTAAATGACTCTAAAGCAGTTGTTGATAATCTTGTTCCAGATAAAGTTATCCAAAAGAAAATCATTGACGATAGAGAAATCTTCACAGCAAAGAAAGCAGAATCTCTTCTTAAAGGTCAAGAAGTTCCAACACTTGATATAAGTCTTGATTCTTTACCTGGAATGTTATCTTTATCAGATATTGCTTTAGGTTATCAAAAAGGTATTAACGCAGGTTTCAGAGCAATTGCTAAGCCTGAGTCATCATTATTCCGTAGTCCTTATGGAACATATTATGGTAATCAAGCCGTTAAACTTATAGTTGAGAATGCTCAACGTAATGGTATTGAAATTACTTCAGATATGTGGCAAAACCAAATAAGACCTGCTGCACAAGAATATGCTTTGAAACAAGTTGAAGACACATTCTACGCAATCAGACGTATGAACAATGTTCAATACTATTCACGTTTCCTTCTTGGTTTCCCTAACGCAATGTTTAACTCTGTTAAGTTTTGGGTTAAAGCAGGGTTTGCTAACCCTTACAACTTTGCTCTACTTGAACAAATACGTACCTCACCTTGGGCTGCAGGTATGGTTGTTGATGAAGATGGTAACAAGATTTCTTATGAAGAAGCGGATGCACAAAACAAAAGTGCTTATCTAGTTTTACCATTCTTTAATAAGCCTGCTAAAGCGCAACCGTTTGTTTATAAAATGAACGCTAACCAATTAAACTTTTTAACTAACGGACCTTCACCTAACTGGTTAGGTCAAGTTGCTTTAAACACAGCAGTTCAAAACTTTCCAAATCTTGAAACAAAGATTAAGAATACTGTTGGTGAAAAACTTTACAACCAGTTAATATTTGGTGGTGTGCCACGTGGTATTGTTCCTGCCGCTAAAGACACTGAGGGTACAAGTGGTGTTCAAGTATTATCATCAGTTGTTTCTAATGTTGCTGAGCAAGTGTTCATTGCTGGGTCTTTGAAGTCTGCTATTGAACTTGCTGGTCTTGGTCAAGATGTTATCTTTGATAAAGAAAATATTCAGTTCCGTAAAGATGCTGTAGCATCAACTCTTTGGTCAATACATACTGCTAGACGTATGGATTGGGAACTTAACAACCCTGATAGTCCAGAACCAGATATTAATAAATCTATTGATTTAACTTTGAACCTTATGGGTTGGAGACTTGTTCGCAAGTTATTTAGTCCTTTTGGTGTAACTGACCAACCAACATCAATTATGTACCGTGATGAATTTGACAGACTTGAATTAAACTATGTTAATAACCCACAGTTGTTAGCAGATAGACCAGGTGTTGCACCTTATCAAGCAGCAACTCAGGATTTTATTATGATGTACGGTGAAGAAGCAGTTCGTAATCTTATCACTGGTACTAAATATAAAACAAGTGTTGCACCTGAACAAATTGCTGCAGGTAGATTAAAGTCTTACGATTGGTTACAAGAGTGGACTGGTAAAAACCCTGATTCACGTGTACCTGTTGTTGGTATGGTTTTGAACCCTGTTGTTCCTGGTGATTATTCACCTGCTGCTAGTGCTAATCTTAAAATTAGTACTGTTGGTGGTGTGCCAATATTTGAGGGTACTAAAACTTTTGCTGAACGTGAAGCAGATGCCAGAATTGAAGATGGTTGGCGTGAGTATGACCGTATCACTAAAGAACGTGATGCGTATCTTGCTGGTCGTCCAAGTAAATCTTTAACTGCTAATTCTAATTCTGATATTCGTGCTTGGTATCGTGACCAACTTTACAATGAGGCTGATGGTTTGGCTGTTCGTAATCCTCAATGGGTTGAAACTTTTGGTAACACTTCAGATACTTTCACTGAAGGTTTGAATCTTATTAATGTTGCTTTAGATAATGAGAAGTTTATTAATGATATTAGTAAGAGTGCCCCTGAGCAATCTTTGTGGGATACTGTAAGAGTTTGGCGTGATGGTAGGGATTCTATTTTTACAGAATGGAATTTGTTACCTGCTAATAGTCCTAGACGTAAACAGATTCGTTTACAGTATGAGGCTTTCATTTTTGATTTAGCGCAAAGTAATACTTATTTTGCTGATTTTGCTAATAGGTACCTTGTTGGGGACCCTATGGCTGACATTAAAGAAATACTTGGAGAATAATGGCTATTAGAAAAGACCCTAAACCAGGTTTACCTGCGCCTAGAGTAACTGGTTCTACTGGACCAACTGGTCCTGTTCAAGGACCTATTAACCCTAAAGGTTCTGCTACTGGTAGCACAGGTTCTAAAAATAAACTACCTTCAGATTTTGGTGCTGGTGATTCTGGTGTTTATGGTACAAGACTTGACCCAATGGCAGAAGTTACTATTGGTGGTAAAAAGTTTGCATCTGGTACAGAAGCAGCCAACTATTTAATCCAATTAAGATACTCTGGTAAAACTGCTGAATATAACCGTCTTGTTGGTTTACTTAAAGCAGCAGGTGCTACAGGTAAAACCCAAGATGATTGGGAATCTACTATTGCTAAAGCACAACGTGCAGGTGTTGACGTTGATGTTATTCTTTCTACTGATGCTTTAAATAATCCTGATGTTGCTGCTAGTGCACAATCATTAGCAAACATTGTTCGCAGTGTTCAACGTACAGCAACCAGGTATGGTATTTCTTTATCTGATGCTCAGGCTAAAAATCTTGCTGCACAATCTATTCAACAAGGTTGGGATGCTGCAACTCTTAATGAAGAAGTTGCACGTAAAGGCCGTGTTGCTGGTACAACTGGTGAGGCTGCTAAAGCCATTGATGATTTACGTGAATACGCTAACGCTTATGGTATTAAGTATAATGATGACTGGTATGCTAACGCTACTAAGGCTGTTCTTGAAGGTCGTGAAAGTTTAGAGACTTTCCAAAACACTATTCGTGATATTGCTAAGTCTCGTTATGGTGGGTTTGCTACACAGATTGATGCTGGTTTGACAACTAAACAGGCCGCTTCTCCTTACATTCAATCTATGGCTTCTATTCTTGAACTTGACCCTAATGCTGTTAACCTTGATGACCCTACTATTGCTAAGGCTTTGACTGGTGTTAATGAGCAAGGTACTCCTACTGTTATGCCTTTGTGGCAGTTTGAACGTGAGTTGAAAAAGGATTCTCGTTGGCGTTATACAAAGAATGCTCAAGATGAACTTCTTGGTACTGGTATGCAAGTTTTGAGAGATTTAGGATTTGAGGCGTAATGGCTGTTAAAAAAGGTTCTACTAGACCTTCAGGCACTATTGCTCAACCGCAAACTGCTGAAGATATAAGAAATCTTGCTCGTGGTAAAGCAGGTCTTGCTGAGGCTCAAGCCAACGCTGCTAAATCTGTTTCTAAAACTACTAAGATTACTAAGACTGATAAGACTACTAAGACTGATACAACATCTGCTGCTGCTATTGCTGAGGCCGAAAGACTTCGCCGTGAAGCCGAGGCTGAGGCTGAAAGACTTCGTAACAGAATAGTTATTGATGATACCGAAGAGCGTATTGATTCCATTGCATATTTACAAGATTTGTTTGCACAATACGGTTTGGCTTCTTTGGCTAACACTATTGTTGATTTAAAACAACAAGGTTTAACTGACCGTCTTGTTTCCATTAAACTTAAAGAAACCCCAGAATATAAACAACGTTTCATTGGTAATGAGAACCGTAAAAAGGCTGGGCTACAACCTTTAACACCTGCTGAATATATTTCCGCTGAAGCATCATACAAAAAAGTTATGCGCGATGCACAACTCCCTGCAGGTTTCTATGACCAACCTGAAGATTTTGCTAAATTCCTTGGTAATGATGTTTCACCATCAGAACTACAATCACGTGTTGATATAGCAAACCAATCCATTCAGAACGCTGACCCGTTCTACACTGACTCTTTACGTAGACTTTACGGTTTACAATCAGGTGATATGTTGGCTTATGCCCTTGACCCTGAACGTGCACTACCGTTCATTACACGTCAACAAAAGGCTGCACAGTTTGGTGCTGAAGCAGCACGTCAAGGATTACAAGTTACAACACCTATGGCTGAAACTTACACAGGTCAACTTGGTGTATCTCAAGAACAAGCCCGTCAAGGTTTTGAACAAGTAGCACAAGTGTTACCTACTGCTGAGAAACTTTCACAAATCACTCCTGGTGGACAACCTGTTGGTATGTCAGAGGTAACAAGTGCAGTGTTTGGTGGCGCTGGTTCTGCTGAATACAAACAAAGATTACAAAAACTTTCTGAACAAGAACAAGCAAGATTTGCTGGCCAAGCAGGCGTAGGTAGAGGTTCTCTATCACGCAATATGTCAGGCCAGATTTAAAAACCTGCTAAGCGCACCGGCACTTAGAAGCGTAACCGAAGCCCGGTAGTACAAGCCAACACAGATTCCCCTGTTTGTGTATGTGGTGTACGACAACTTAATGAAAGGGAGTGGCTGCAATGGCCAACCAATACGAATACGAAGACGAAATAGAAGAACAAGATAATGGCCCCGCAGAACTGCGTAAGGCTTTAAGGAAAGCACAAAAAGAACGTGAAGCCATTGAGGCTGAACTGAACAAACTGCGTTCCGATATGCGTTCTCGTTCCGTCAAAGATGTATTGGCCTCAAAAGGTGTATCAGATAAACTAGCGAAACTTATTCCTAGTGATGTGGACACACCTGAACAGATTGATGCTTGGTTAAACGAATACAGTGATGTATTCGGTATTAAACAAGAAGAACCTGTTCAACCGTCTGTAGATGAAGAAACCGTAAGAGATAATCAACGTATCAACAATGTGACTTCAACAGCACAGAACCCTTCAGGTGAGCAAACGCAACACCAAAAGGTTATGTCTGCGAAGACCAAAGATGAACTTGACCAACTTCTTTTCGGTCAATCTCTCGGGCGTTAAACCGCAACTACTATCAACCTTGAAAGAAGGTGAACTAAATTGCCTAATCAATATACAGATACAAGCACCTCGTCCTTAGGAACTTCCTTAGTACAGACCGCTTATGACCGTTATGTTGAATTTGCATTACGTGCTATGCCACTTATCCGCGATGTTGCAGATAAGCGTCCAGCACAACAGGCTATGCCAGGTTCATCTGTCGTATTCCAATTATACACAGATTTGTCTGCCGTAACCGGAACTCTAACCGAAACAACTGACCCAGATTCAGTTGCATTAGGTAACACAAGCAACGTAACCGTAACTCTTAACGAATACGGTAACGCTGCAATTGCAACACGTAAATTAGAACTGTTCTCATTGTCTGATGTTGACCCAGCAATCGCTGACATCATCGCATTCAATATGGCAGATTCTATTGACGGTTTCGCACAAACAGTGCTACGTCAAGGTTCAAACGTAATTTACTCAGGTGGTGGCTCAACAACTACTGGTGTTACCGGTGGTGCTGCTTCACAAATCACCTCAGCAAATATCCGTAAGGCTATTGCTAAATTACGTGCAAACAAAGCCGTTCCACGTGTTGGTGAACTATACTGGGTTGGTATACATCCAGAAGTTTCACACGACTTACGTGCTGAAACAGGCGCAGGTGGATGGCGCGAAGCACACGTTTACAACGAATCAGGTGCTGGCAATCTATGGCCAGGGTCTATCGGTGTTTACGAAGGTGCAATGTTCGTAGAATCCCCACGTATGTACAACGCTACAGACGGTGGCTCAAGTGCACGTGTATTCCGCACAATCCTTGCTGGAAAGCAAGCATTGGCTGAAGCAGTTGCTGAAGAACCACACGTAGTGATTGGTCCTGTGACCGATAAGTTAATGCGTTTCCGTCCAATCGGATGGTACGGCGTTCTTGGATTTGCTCGCTACCGCGAAGCAGCCTTGTATCGCATTGAGTCAACCTCAAGCATCAACAACGCCTAGTTTTAGGCAAAATTGTGACCCCCATCTTCGGGTGGGGGTTACACCTTAAGGAGAACAATGGCATATTATTTCACACCACCTACTGTTGCTGAAGGCCCTGCTGGTATGGGTGCATTGTTTTACCGTTATAAGTTGAATAGGGCTAATAGTATTTTACAAAGAACTGATGGTTCTTATTATAGTATTCGTACACCAAGCGTTGATGAAACACAATCCGCTTTGTACTATTATCCGGGCGGTCACGCCACTTTGATTTCTGATTCTGAACGCACAAGTTTAATTGCTGCCGGTTACGGCGCCTATATTACAGAGGAATAAATGACACCAGGTAGATATAATATGAAAGTGTATCAAGGCTCAACTTTCAGTCTTGCACCACAATGGAAAATTGATGGCACATATGTTGATGTTACTGGTTACACTGCCAATATGGTTGTTCGTAATTCCCCAACTTCTTCCGCATCTATTATTACTTTAAGTAGCAGCAATGGTCGTATCACTGTTGGTACAACTAATGGTAAGTTTACTTTAAGTATTACTGCTGCTGATACTACAGCGTTGGCTGCTGGTCAATATGTTTATGACCTTGAAGTTACTGCCCCTGATTCTACTGTAACTCGTTTACTTGAAGGTGGCTTCACTGTTTATGAAGGGGTAACTTCTTAATGTCAACAGTTTTTTCTACAGCAGTTGTTGAAATTCCGGTTACTACTACTGTTCTTAATGTTGAGTCAACCCAAACTGAAATTGTTGAACTTGGTCTTATAGGTCCTCAAGGTATTACTGGTGCTGTTGGTAGCACTGGTGCTACTGGCGCTACAGGAGTTACTGGACCTACAGGTCCTACCGGTTCTACCGGTGATACTGGTTCTACTGGTCCTACCGGTTCTACAGGTTCTACAGGGGCTACGGGTTCTACCGGTCCAACTGGTGCTGACTCTACTGTTGCTGGCCCAACCGGTCCTACCGGTGCCACAGGAGCCACAGGTGAAACGGGTGCTACAGGTGTTCAAGGTGTTCAAGGCGTTACTGGTCCTACAGGTTCAATTGGTAATACTGGTGCTACGGGAGCAACTGGGGTTACTGGTAATACGGGTCCTACCGGTCCGCAAGGTGATGTGGGTGCTACTGGTCCGATTGGTGCAACTGGACCGACAGGTGCAACAGGTCAAACTGGAGCAACAGGTTCTACTGGACCTACTGGCCCAACGGGTGAAACAGGTCCGCAAGGCATTCAAGGTGTAACAGGTTCCACAGGTGCGACTGGTCCTACTGGACCACAAGGTATTCAGGGTGTAACTGGGGCAACCGGTGAAACAGGACCTACAGGTCCACAAGGTTCACAAGGTAACACAGGACCAACTGGTCCAACAGGAGCAGATTCAACTGTTCCAGGTCCTACCGGACCAACGGGTGCTACTGGTGAATCTATTACAGGTCCAACAGGACCTACGGGTGTAACAGGCGCAACAGGCGCAACTGGTGCTACTGGTGCTGGTTCTGATGCTTTTCCTGTAGCATTGTTTCTTGGCGGAATGTAACAAAACAACATATTGGGGACGATATGAAACAAATAAAAATCTGTGCATACACGATTGCTTTGAATGAAGAGAAGCACGTGATGCGTTGGCTTGAAGGAACTAAGGACGCTGACCTTAGAGTTGTTGCCGATACTGGTTCAACAGATAAAACTGTTGCATTGTTACAGGCTGCGCCTAATGTTATTGTTCATAAGATAAGTGTTAAACCTTTTAGATTTGATGATGCCCGCAACGCAGCACTTGCTTTGATTCCTGATGATATTGATGTGTGTTTATCTCTTGATATGGATGAAGTACCTGAATCGGATTTCTTTCATACCATTAGACAAACTTGGGAACCTGACACTGGTCGTGGTTGGGTTTGGTGGTCTACTGGTAATAAGTGGCGTAACAATAATAGGTTACACGCACGTCACGGATACAGGTGGATTAAACCTTGTCACGAAGTAACTTTTCGTTATGCTGAAGGTGAAGAAAAAACCTTAGAATACGATTTGACAGTATTTCATAAACCTGATGACACAAAAGCAAGAACTTATTATTTACCAATGCTTGAGGCTGCTGTGCACGAAGACCCACGCGATGCACGTATGTGGGCTTATCTGACACGTGAATACTTTTTTCATAAAAAGTGGGACAAAGTTATTGAGACTGCTTTTGCAACATTGAATGCTGGTGGTTGGTATGTTGAACGCTCAGCCGTGTGCAGGGCCGCTGGTCAGGCTTCACAGGAACTTGGTAATAACGAGAATGCTTTGAAATGGTTTCAACGGGCCATTAAAGAAAATCCTACAGAGTTAGAACCTTGGTTTAGTTTTGCACAGTTCTCTTACACTGTTGGTAACTGGCAAGGTTGTTGGGATTCTGCAAGTAAAGTTTTTGAACTTGAACCATCATCACATTATTTGAATGACCAGTCTATTTGGGATTGGCGTTGCTACGATTTGTTATCTGTGTCTGGTTGGCAACTTGGTAAAAAAGATGAGTCTTTAAAGTACGCAAAGATGGCTGTTGAGGCTAACCCAAAGGACGGGCGCTTACAAGATAACTTGAAGTGGTTGGAGGAAAACTATGTCTCTTCATCAGTTGAGAACGCATCCTGAGTTTGTTGAAGGATGTTTTGGTTGCAAGGCCGCAACGTTAGAGTTGCATCCTGGTGATGCTGCACATATGCGTGAGGTCCCTAAACGTAAATGGGATGCTGAGTTGAACGCTTATGCTGATGCAAGAAGACAAGGTATTCAACCTGCTGGAACAAGTATGAAGGCAGTGAAGGATGCTGTTACTGCTAGTGAAAATCTTGGTAAACCTTACAATGGGGAGAAGATGGCCCCGGCGCACAGGCTTGCTAATAAAAAGGTAGCGAAGGCTATGAACAAGATGGGAATATAATATGTGTTACGAATGTGGATGCTATGGTGCTGTTAACCCTTACGGTGTTGGTGGTTCCGCTGTGAACAAACCTGCTAAGGCAACTGATAAAACTCCTGCCCGCAGACCTCAACCTAAGTTTGTTGAAGTTGGGGAATACAAGAACGAACCGAAAGGTAAATAATGCCGTACAGTAAATATTCTAAGAAACAAAAAGGTTTGGCTGCTATTGCTGAACCACGTAAGAAGATTACTGGTGCTGATTTGAAGAAGGCTAAGAAAATGTCCAGTATGAAGAAGATGGGTAAAGTTAAGTAATATGGCTAAATCTGCTGCTTGGCAACGTAAAGAAGGCAAGAACCCTAAAGGTGGGTTGAATGCTAAAGGTCGTGCTAGTGCTAAAGCACAAGGTATGAATCTTAAACCTCCTGTCAAGGCAGCAGAGGCTAAGAAATCACCAAAGGCTGCTGGTAGACGTAAGTCTTTCTGTGGTCGTATGTGTGGTATGAAGTCTAAGTTGACTTCCGCTAAAACTGCAAGGGACCCTAATTCACGTATCAACAAATCGTTGAGGGCGTGGGATTGTAGTTGCAAATGAAAAAGAAAGAATTTTGGGATAAGAAGAATCCTAATAAAACTTCTAAGAAGTTAACACCTGAACAAATTAAAAGTGCTAAGGCTCGTGCTAAGGCTGCAGGAAGAAAATATCCAAATTTAGTTGATAATGCTGCTGTTGCGAGAAAGAAGAAATAATGACTTATGGTTTTGCTGGCTCAACGCTAGTTGATGAATTGAATCGTCTTGCTAATGGTGGTGCATCTTATCCTAATCGTGATGTGTACCAAGAAGCAGCAGGTGCTGCTAATAAGTGGGCTGGCACAACCGGGTTAGATTTACTTGGTGCTTTAAATAAGAAAGCACAAGCGGGTCGTAGTGCTGCTGATTATAAAGGTTTGAATGCTGTTTGTAATGAACTTGCGGGAACTACTGGCCTTGAGGCCATTCCTGCTCTAAGAGAGGTTGCTTCCTAATGCCATCATTTTCTGATTTGGTTGACGATACACTTATTGCCCTATCTGGGTATACACAACGTCAAGACCAAGCAACCTATTTAACTGCTGCTATGACAGATTCACAAACAACACTTGTTGTTGCTGATGCTTCAACACTTTCACGTGGTTTGATTGAAGTTGGGGATGAACTAATGTGGGTTGATTCTTTTGACCGTGCAACATCTACTGCCACTCTTGCACCTTATGGTCGTGGGTTTCGTTCCACACAAAAAGCACCACATAACATTGGTGACAGAGTAACTATCTCACCATCTTTTCCTAAAGATATTATTCGTAAACAATTGAACAACTCTGTGTCTGGTGTGTTCCCTGACATTTTTGGTGTGTATTACACAACTTTTAGTTTTATCTCAAGCCAGAACACTTATGAACTACCAAGTGAGGCTGATGAAATTTTGCAAGTGATGTGGCAAACAACAGGTCCAACACAAGAATGGTTGCCTGTCAGACAATATTCTATAAACAAAAACGCCTATGTTGGTACTTTTAATACTGGTAAAACTATTTCAGTATATGATGGTATTGTTCCAGGTCGCACTGTTCACGTGGTTTATTCGCGTCAACCACAAGAGATGCTTCTTGCATCTGATGATTTTGAAGATGTAACTTTGTTACCAAGTTATGCTAAAGAACCTGTTGTTTTAGGGGCCGCGTATCGTATGGCTTCATTTATGGATGTTGGTCGTTTACCTTCACAAGCAGCAGAAGTGGACCAAATTGACCAACAATCTCCGGTTGGTTCCGGTGGAACTGTTACAAGAGCATTGTTCCAGTTATATCAGCAAAGACTTTCTGTTGCTTCTAAAAGACAACAAGAAGATTTCCCAATTCGTATAAGGTATGGAAGGTAGTCAATGCCAGTTAATCGTTATTATTCGTCTACAGCGGTAGACACTACTTTGACAGGTAGCATTAATGCTTCTGCCACAAGTATCACTGTTGCTTCAGTTTCAGGGTTCCCAACATCATACCCTTACACTCTTGCTCTTGACTATGACAATGCTTCTGAAGAACTTGTTAACGTCACTGCAGCATCAGGTACAACTCTTACTATTGTGCGTGCACAAGATGGCACTACTGGTGTTTCTCACGATGCTGGTGCTGCTGTTAAGCACGTTATCTCTGGTCGCGATTTACGTGAACCACAAGAACACATTGCTGCATCAAGTGGTGTTCACGGTGTTACTGGTTCTGTGGTTGGCACAACTGATACACAAACTCTTACTAACAAAACTTTAACTACACCAACTATTGCATCGTTTGCTAATGCTGCACATACTCACGCTGATTCTGCAGGTGGTGGACCTTTGAGTGTTTCTTTGAACACACAAACAGGTACAGCGTACACAACTGTTTTAGCGGATGCTAACAAACTGTTAACCTTAGATAGCACAGGTATCACTGTGACTATTCCTGCTGCTTCAGGTGTGGCTTACCCAACGGGTTCACAGATTCATTTGTACCAATCAGGTACAGGTCAAGTGACCATTGTTGGTGATACAGGTGTGACTGTTAATTCTTCTAATGGTTTGAAAACACGTGCCCAGTATTCTGTTACAACTGTTATTAAAGTTGGCGTAAATTCTTGGGTTCTGATTGGAGATACACAAATATAATGCCTACCATATATAAGGTCCTTGGACAATCTGCTCCAAGCGCTACAACCGCAACAACACTTTATACTGTACCATCAGCAACTGACACTATTGTTTCAACAATTAACGTTGCTAACACTGGTGCTAATCAGGACACGATTCGTATTGCGATTCGTCCTGCTGGTGCAACTTTGGCTAACCAACATTATATTGCTTTCGGTGTTCCGTTGGCTTCTGGTGCTGTGTTAACTCTTACTATTGGTGCAACATTGGATACTACTGATGTTGTTACTGTTTATTCAACTACTGGAACTTCTTCCTTTAGTGCGTTCGGAAGCGAGATAAGTTAAATGGCTGTAACGATTATTGGTGGGGCAGCGTCTGCTTCTTCCCTTTTAACAACTAATGCACAGACTGGCACAACTTACACGTTGGCTTTGACTGATGCTAATAATACTATGGTTGAGTTAAGTAACACTTCTGCTATTACTGTTACTGTTCCTCTTAATTCTTCTGTTGCGTTTCCTGTTGGTTCTCAGATTAATTTGTTGCAAACTAACACAGGTCAGGTTACTGTGGCTGGTGCTGGTGGTGTGACTGTTAATGGGACCCCTGGTTTGAAGTTTCGTGCACAATGGTCTGGTGCTTCTTTGATTAAACGTGATACCAATACTTGGGTTCTTGTTGGGGATGTGAGTGTCTGATGCCTATTTTTGGTATAACTGCTTCGTCTAATATGACGACTAAGTTGACTGATTTTTATCAGATTGCCACAACTACGGTTGGTGCAACAGCAGTAAGTAATATTACTTTTACTTCTATTCCTGCTGATTATACTCATTTGCAGATTCGTGCTATTACTAAAGATTCTAGAGGTACTGCACCAAATAACGTTTATATGCAATTCAATGCTGACACAAGCACAAATTATTCTTATCACGGTTTAATTGGTAATGGTTCTGCTGCAAGTTCTGATGCTGGTGCAACTCAAAGTTTTCTAATTGTTGGTATTGATAGCACAGCAACAAGTACTTTTGGTGCTTTTATTTGTGACATTCTTGATTACACAAATACTAATAAATTTAAAACTACTCGTTCTATTCTTGGTTATGATGCTAATGGTTCTGGAAGTGTTCGTATGTGGTCTGGTAATTGGCGCAATACTAACGCTATTACAAGTATTAAATTATATGCTGATAGTGGTAATTTAAGTCAGTATTCTTCTTTTGCTTTATACGGAATTAAGGGGTAATAAATATGGCTGCAACGTACACACCGATAGCATCAGCAACACTAGGGGCTGATGCTTCTTCTGTTACTTTTAATTCTATTCCACAAACCTACACAGACTTAGTTCTTATTGTGCAAGTTATATCAAATAGCATAAATGATGATATGTATATGCAATTTGATTCTGATACTGCTGGAAATTACAGTCATACAGTTTTGCGTGGTCAAGGAACTTCGGCTTCATCAAGTTATGGAACAAATGTTACTGGTGCAAGATTTTCTGACCAAGGGTCACCAAGAACTACAAGTTCAATGGTATCAATTGTTAATTTACAAAATTATTCAAATTCAACAACATATAAAACAGTTATTTCAAGAAGTAACAATGGTTCTTTTGGTCTTGATTTATTTGCTTCAATATGGCGTAGCACTTCGTCTATTGATTCTATAAAAGTTTATCCAGCATCAGGAAATATGGCAGTTGGTTCAACTTTTACTCTCTACGGTATTTTAGGAGCGAACGCATAATGGCAAACACTTTTAAGAAGATTCAAACTGTTACTGTTGGTGCAGGTGGTGCAGCAACAATTGATTTTACCAGTATCCCACAAACTTATACTGATTTAAAAATAGTTTTGTCTATTAGGTGGTCTGATGCAGGAACCGATACATTAGGCGTTCAGTTTAATTCATCCACATCAGGGTACTCTGCAAGATGGGTAACTGGTAACGGTGCTTCAGCATCAAGTGGTTCTGATACATCATCACCTCTTGCTTTAGGCTATCAAGCATTAGGTGGTTCAGGTACAACTGCTAGTGTTTTTGGTAACGCAGAAATTTATATACCTAACTATACTTCATCAAATAATAAATCAGTAATGTCTGATACTGTTTCTGAAAACAATGCCACTACTGCTTGGCAAGCGTTAAATGCTGGTTTATGGTCTAATAGTGCTGCAATAACAAGTGTTACTTTAAAACCTTATAGTGGTGCTGGAACTTTTGTTCAATATTCTACTGCTACTTTGTACGGTGTATCAAACGTGCCAGCAGCAGGAAACGCCAAAGCAACAGGTGGAATTATTACTTATGATGATACTTATGTGTATCATTCTTTCCCTTGGTCTGGTACTTTCACACCATTAACTTCTTTGACTGCTGATTACCTTGTAGTAGCAGGAGGCGGTGGCGCAGGCGGTGCACAAGCAACAGACGTAGGTTCAGGCGGTGGTGGTGCAGGAGGATTACGCTGCACAGTCGGAGCCACAGGTGGCGGTGGAACACTTGAATCTGCTTTAAGTTTAACTGCCACAGCGTACACAGTAACTGTTGGTGCAGGTGGCGCTGGTGGAACTAATACATCCTATGGAACAGATGGTTCTAATTCTGTATTTTCAACAATCACCTCTACAGGTGGTGGCGGTGGTGCAAGATTTGGTGCAGCAGGTAACACAGGTGGTTCTGGTGGTGGTGGTGGAACTTCTGGTGGTGGAGGTGCAGGAACTGCTAATCAAGGCTTTGCTGGTGCTGCTGGTTTAGGAAGTGGTGCAAGAACTGGTGGCGGTGGTGGTGGTGCTGGTGTAGCAGGAACTGCTGGCGCATCAGGTGGTGCTGGTGGTAACGGTGTAACAACATCAATATCTGGCACATCAACAGTTTATGCTGGCGGTGGTGGTGGCGGTGCTGGCGCAAGTGGTGCTGGAGGCACTGGCGGTACTGGCGGTGGCGGTGCTGGAAGTGCTTATTCTGGTAATGGTAATAGTGCAACTGCTAACACTGGCGGTGGAGGCGGTGGTGCTAGTGCACCTGGCTCTGCAAGAACTGGTGGTACTGGTGGTTCAGGAATAGTAATAGTGAGGTACGCACGATAATGGCACACTTTGCCCAAATAGAAAACAACATTGTTACACAAGTACTTGTAGTAGACAATACACAAGAACACAGAGGACAAGAGTTCCTAGCCAATGACCTTGGTCTTGGCGGAACTTGGGTACAAACCTCATACAACGGTAACATTCGCAAAAACTTTGCAGGCATAGGTTTCACCTATGATTCTGTACGTGATGCGTTTATTGCCCCAAAACCATTTGACTCTTGGCTTCTTGATGAAGACACCTGTCAATGGAATCCCCCAACCCCATACCCAACAGATGGCAAACATTATGTGTGGGATGAAGAACAACTAAACTGGAAAGAGATAGAAAATGGCAACTAAACTTGTAGTCAACTGTGCAACAGGTGCAATAGAAGAAATAGAATTAACAGCACAAGAACTCGCACAACGCGACCAAGACGCTGCAGCCTACGCTGAACAAAAAGCAGCAGAAGACGCAGCCAAGGCTGAACAAAATGCAGCAAAAGAAGCAGGTAAAGCAAAACTTGCAGCACTCGGATTAACCGATGCTGAAATAGAAGCGTTGGTAAAATAATGACATTACAAGTAATCAAAGACGTAATCCTAAGAAGCCTAGCATTATTTATATCCTTTGCTTTACCATCCGTTGGTGTTGGAGCATTTGCTGGTGTTGAACCAGTTAAAGCAGCAGCAATCGCCGGAGGCCTAGCAGTAGCAGGTGTTGTTACAGACCTTGCTAAAGCATTCTTAAAAGATGGTGAACTTAGCCAAGCAGAAGTAGATGAAGTATTTAAGAAAGCATCTAAAGGTAAAGGCGGCAAGTAATTGGCGCTACCTATTGCTAACGGAAAAATAACCACACCTTACGGCAAAGCCGGTAAGATGTGGAAATCTGGAAAACACACTGGTGTGGACTTTGCTGTACCACAAGGTACTGACATTGTTGCCGCTTGTGATGGTGTAGTTCAAGGCAACAACTGGGGTGCGGCCTACGGTAAACAAGTTATTGTTAAGGCCAATATCAATGGTAAAGACCTTTGGATGATATATGCTCACTGTTCAGAAACTTTTGTTAAGGCTGGAGCCAAAGTTAAAAAGGGTCAACATATTGCTGAATCTGGGAATACTGGTAACTCAAGTGGTCCTCATCTTCATTTTGAAGTAAGAGACGGTGCACGTTGGTCTGCTTCTAAAGATGTTGACCCTAAAGATATTTTAGCGGTATAGTTTAAGACTGGGACCATCACCTCTGCTTGCACGTGGTATGCAAGGAAACTGCAGTTGTACTTGCACGGAGTTGGCTGACCTCTAGGGTCATCGTCAGCCTTAATTTTTAGGGATAACATTTGAAACACTTCTCTATTGTTTTCGTTATATTTGTGTTAACAACTATGGTTGCTAATCCGTCTTATTCTGATGATGTAACAATTAACCTTGATAGCACAACACCTTTTGTGGATGTGCCGGTAACTATCACTGAACCGGTGGATGCAACTGTGTCAACTGTTACTGGTACACCTGATAATGATTTTATTGATTCTTGGATTGAGATTTGGCAGGGTGCTGTCAGGCTTGCTTATAATGATGATGGTGCACATAGTGCCACAAACATTTTGGCATCTATTATTACTATGCCTTTAACTGCTGGTGAGTATTTTATTCGCGCAACATCGTATGCTTATATGTGTTGTAACGCATATCCTGTTGGGTCTTATTTGTTGTCTACGAATTTAATAATAGTATCAACACCTGTACCAACCCCAACACCAATATTGCCAACCCCAACTGAAACTCTGACACCTACTCCAAGCCCATCTGAGACTTTAACTGAGCAACCATCTCCTGAGCCTTCTCCGACTCCTTCAGAGACTCAGTCACAACCAGAGAATCTTCCCGGTCCAGATAGTTCTCCAGAGGTTCAACCGTCTCCAACGTTTTCGCTAGACGTGCCAGTTGAAGTAAGTCCAGAAGTTGTGGCTCCAGTTGAGCCAAACGTTTCAGAGCAACCTGTTGAGGACTTAACATTTAACGACGACCTTTCCTTAGTTGACGAAGTTCCGCAAGAGTTAGAATATGTTGTACAAGATGATTCGCTAAGTTTGCCAGAGTCAGTCCAACAAATATTTGAATCCATAGGTGCTGCATTAGAGTCCATTCCTGGTGGCGAGCAAGTTCTTGCTGCCGCCCAATTTGTTAATAATCTTGGTTCCGAGTTTACACCTGAGGAACGCCGTGAGGCACAACAGGTGGTTCTTGGTGCAATTATCGTATCACAACTAGCAAACCCTAGGAGGGTTAAATGAAACGTGTCTTGTCCTTTCTTGGGCGACACTTCCGTGCTTGGTTCGCAGAGTCCTTCACACTTGTAGGTCTGCTTATCGCTTGGATTGTTCTTCCACCTGGTGATACCCGTGGTGTTGTTGGTGTTGCTATCATTTTTGCTTTCCTTTTCTGGACCTTGTCTGAGGTCACGTTTGAGGATGAGGACAAAAAGTAATGGTTTTGGAAAATGCTGCTATGGCTGCCACAGCCCTTGCCGGAATTGTTATTGTTGTTTCCGCTTTGGCTTGGGTGTTTAAAAACTGGTTAAAGAACTATTTGCAGGAACTTAAACCTAATGGTGGTAGTTCATTAGCAGATTCTGTTAAACGCATTGAATCACGTATTGATTATTTGACTAAAGAAATGATTGACCATTTGAAGGGACACGAATGACCACATACAGCATTACCGACCCAATTGTTGACCCAATTGGTATTGCTTCAACAACTCAAAATCTTTTCACTAACACCAGTAACATTTATGACATTGCTATTGGTGGTCAACCTTTTCTTCTTGCTTCATCAGATAGATTTCCTTACCAACGTCAAACTGCTACATATCGTAAGCAACAGTTTGATAATACTAAAGAAGTTGGTGAACAATCCTTTGAAGGTTGGTGGCTAAGAAGCCAATCATCTTTTCATAATGGTTCCGGTATTAACTATTTGGACCCTTATGTTTCTGAGAATGTTCAGTACAGATTTTTTGATTCTGAAGGTGTTAATGTTTGGACACCAGGTCAGGTTAATCTTTTAAAGAATGTTTCTTCAACACATCAGGTTACTGGCACTATTCGTGCTAATGGTAGACCTTGGCAGTTCTTGCGCTCTATCAAATGGGCACAGAACAGTAACACCTATGAAGGTGTTTTGAACCACGATGAGTTTGATGTTGACAAAGTTTTCCCAACCATAACTGTTTCAATAAACAATAAGGCTCTTACTTCTAACGTTGCCACGTTAACAACAACAGCAGCACACGGTTTATGTGTTGGTATGGAAATAACTATCACAGGTGTTGATGCCACATTCAATGGTACCTACACTATTACTGGTGTTCCAACTACAACAACTTTTACTTACGCTAAAACAGCATCAGATGTTACTTCTACTGCTGTGTCACCTGTTGGTACAGGTGTAACAAATGTTATTCATTTCATTGATTACAATACTGGCACAGATGACCCTGTGTTTTCTATTTGTGATGATGGCACTACTGCTTTCTGGGTTACTAACGATACTGCTTCAGGTAAACTTGAAGTCAACAAGAAGGCTTTAACTGGTACTGCTGCAACATCTGCAACAGTAATGTTTACCTCTCCAGGTATCACTGTTACTAACGCTGTTATTGAATATGTTAAAGAACGTATTGTTATGGCCGCTAACGATAAAGTGTACGAGTTCTCTTCAGGTGCATCAGCGTTACCTACAGCAGTGTATACACATAGTGATGCTAACCATATTTTCACAAGTATCACAGCATCAGGTGCAGCAATTTATGTTGCAGGATATTCTGGTATTCAGTCAAACATTTACAAGTTTACCTTGAACTCATCTGGTGTTATGCCAACATTGACATCTGCTATCACAGCAGCAGAAATGCCAG